ATAACCTTTATTATATATTACCTTGATTTGGCTTTTTGTCGTTGCATTTCTTGTTTCTCCCTATCATTCTTAATTTCATAATATGCAGCCCAATATATAAGCTCTTCTTCAGATAAAGAAGTTCTAAGTTCATATAATGTTTTACCAAGTTCTGTTGCTAGGAAAAACTCAAAGTTCAGCCAGTTGTCCCCTTTTATTCGTTTTTTGCTGATTTAATATCTGTACTTAAATTAAACAAAAATAACTCAATATCATTTAAAACATTCTCTGGAATAAACCTATGTAAATCTTCTGCATCTGCCATATTAAAGGCTTTGCTGCCATCTTCAAGTTCTGCGACCTGACAAAGAATATGTGTTGTGATTGTTAAAGCTTCATCTGTGCCAGCAACAGATTGTGCTTTCTTTCTATCGTATCTGGTTAAAGGTTTAAAATATAAAGTCTCAATAACATCACCATTAGAATTTTTCCATTCATATTTTCTTCTAGTGGTCATTTCCTCCTTAAAAGATTCAGTAAGAAGGTCTATCGTTCTTTTTGATGTCATAATTTTGGGGTTGGTAAATTAATTAAATAGCAGAGGTTATTGTGCCGTTTGTCTCAAATGTAATATTCACTTCCTGTATTTCTCCAAGAGTTGCTCCATAAGTAGCATTAGTGATAATACCAGCGAAACCAATTTTTTTAGAAGCTGCTCCACTATCAGGAAATAATTCAAATAATGCGTCACCAGCATCACCTGTTGTAATTATGTCATCAATAAAAGCCTGATAATCAGAGTTTCCAGCGTTGTCATATAAAAGAGTTGCAGAGCCAGAACCATCTATTAAACCACCAATACGGCTTTTAAATGTATCACCCATTTTAGTGGTTTCTAATGTGTCTTTTGTAATAGATAATTCCCATGATCTCAAACTGCCAATCTCGGCTTCTGTGCCGCCAGCGTTCTCAAACATGAGCTTTCCTAGATCGCCTCTAACTGCTGCCATGATTTAAAAATAATTATTTATAAATATATTAACCTTTTTCAGCTTTTTTTACATCTTTTTGTTTTGTCTTTTGATTTTCCATATATCTTTTGCATCTTCCGT